AAAATATAACCTAATTTACATGTATACTTCGTCATTTTATATAACCTAAATATAACCTCATATAACCTAAATATAACCTAAATGATTTCATCATATTTTTTTGATTGATAACCAGTTTTAGCTTCCCAATGCACTTTCTTTTCTTCTCTTAGGCGTTTTAATCTGCCTTTTATAGCATTTTCTTTAATATGAGGCATCGCTCTAACAATATCGCTATGTTTGACCCAAACTGTAACAGGATCAGAATCTGTACCATTTGCTATAGATTCTTGTATTTCTGCTATCTTTTCTTCTACTTCTTTTAAAGCATTACTATCATCAATGACTATATCTGTACGATCAATCTCAACTAAAACGCCACTTGTCATGTCATCTTGACCTGGCAATGCAACTTCTTGAAATTTAAAGTATATAGGCTTTATATTTTTTCCGTCTTTAACTAGGGTTTGGCTAAATTCTAGGCACATATCATCTTCATTATCATCTTTGCGTTTAACTGCATATTCAGCATCAACAGCAGCAGGAAGTACTGATGAACCACGAGCTCTACCTGATGAATTATGACCTGTGTGATGCACAAGCGCTACACAAGTATGAAATGTATTTTTTAAATCATCAACTCTTTCAATGAATAGATTCATATCTTCGGTGCTATTTTCATTTCCTGCACCAAAATTACGAGCTAAAGTATCTACAAATATCATTCCAATATCACCTATCTCATCTTGTATTGCATAAATGTGCTCTATTAATAGTTCGTGATCTGTTTTGTCCAAAAATCTAACTCCTCTGTCTGATATAAATAAATCTGCGTTTTTTGTATCTTGTTCATAGTAATGTTCCCATGCTTTAACACGTCTTGCTATACCTCTTAAACCTTCTCCTGCAAGATACACAACAGGAGACTTTGTAGTTGCATGACTATGCCATTCTCTGCCTAAAGTAATATTCAATGCCATATCTACAGCAACAAAAGACTTGCCGCTTTTAGGTGCGCCATATATATCTATAACAGAATCTCTTTCACAAACATTTTCTATGACCCACTCTGGTTTTTTTATGTTTTCTACTAAATCGCGCACACGAATCAACGTCAGCGATGATTTCTTAGTGTCGCGAGTATACTTATTCACATATTCTAAAAACGTTTGTTTGGTGAAGTCCTGGCGCGTATTAGCATCAAATAGGTCATCTTTTGCATTAAAATGCTTAGGAATAACCGCAATTTTGACTTTTGCGCCGTTTTCCGCTAAATGTTCGCTTAATTCTTTTGCTGCTTTTGCACCTGCCTCATCATTGTCAGGCCAAATAACGATTTCTTTATTAAATATAGGACTCCAATCGCAATTAGCCCAGCCATTAGTACCGCCATGCCAACAGCAACTTGTCCCATCATAAAGAGCTTCTGATCCTTTAACTGCTTTTTCGCCTTCGTTGATAATGATTGGTTCACTAATATCTCCTTTTGATAAATATATAGGCATTTTGCCTTCAGGCCTTTTGTTATACCATTGACCATCTTTAAATGTAAAAGGCGCATATTTGGCTTTAATCCTGTGACCTTCAGGAAACCGCATAACAACAAATGTATTAGAATATTTGCAAATGATTTCAGCTTCAGATGCAAGTGATCTCATTTGATCTTGTGTAAATGACGTATATGATTTTTCTTTTTGCTGCACAGGCTCTTGTATAGGGGCGAATTGATTTATGACATCATCGATATTACTACCGAAATACTCAATAAGCCAAATAACTCCTCCACCGTCATTTTGTTCGAAACTATAGAATAACCCCTCTTCTGTATTTAAACACCAACTTCCATGGGTGCCCCATCTTATTTCTTTGCTAGAAACTTTAGATGGTTCACCGAGGAAATATTTGCCTATCTGAGGAGCTAAACTTATAAAGTCTAGCTCTCTCATGATTAAAACGGTAAGTCGTCTTCAGATTTTGGTGTTAGACCTAAAGCTGCATCAACTCTAGCTTCTATATCAACACCAGGATTTGCATCTCTAGTATCAATATTTTGTACTACAAAATCAGCTGGTCTATCAGCCCATTTAACAAAAGCAAATTCAGGAATAGATGTACCACCTATTTTAAACTTTTTGTCAACTGATCCAGTATATTGTAAATGTGGACATTTACCTGGATTGTTCTTCATATCATTCCAGAAAGTAGTACATAATGCATTAAAGCCTTCGCCTTCACCGTAAGATGTCCTACGCCATACTTTCGCGCCTTGATTAGGTATATAGATCCAAACACTAAAAGCTCTTCTATGATCAGCTGATGGTTTTTCACATACTACACCTGGCTTTTCATCCCAAACGTAATGATATTGACCATCATACATACCCCAGCCTGTTTTAATAGTTGTTGTATCTACTAAAAAGTCCTTAACCTCAATAGTATCTGAACCAATCATCCAACCTTTTGTTGTTGCTGAATGCTTAATAAAAATACCATCACCCATTTCATCATTGCCCTGATTTAGGCCTAAAATATCCATAATTACCTCCTTGTAAAAATTGTTAATGGATAGTAGGAGACTTAATGTTCTCCCATTTTTCTAAAAGTATGTATCTATAAGTAGACACATAATCTTGGAAACTTAATAATTCTTTCTTGTTTTGAAATCTATATTCCAAATCCTCAATATATTCTATTGCGCAAAAATCTGCAAAATTGTCTGGTATCTCTAATTGTTCTATGATTGACATAATTATTCATATTAAATCATTTTGTTGCATATATGTATGCAAAATGTTACAAAAGTGATCCCAATCAACAACGCATATCTTATCAAAATCAGTTTTATCTAAACCTGGATTTATCATATAAAGGGGCAGAGCTACTCTTATTGGTCTATTATTAAACTTATAGACCAAAAGAGGAGTTAATTCATTAATTTGAGCAGCTCTGCAAACTTGTTTCCACCAATCTGATTTATACCATCCGTCTTTTGTAGCAGCATAGCATTTACACTCTACTGCAAACTTAGAAAATTCTATATCGGCTTGATCTTTTTTCTGATATTGATCAAGATTTCTTTTAAACTCTAATGGGTGATTAATTGATTCAAAAAACTCAGTTAGTTTCTTACAAACATCACGTTCAAAATTAGCGCCTTTAGTCCTGCTGTTTACCACAATTGTCCTTGATAAGTTTTTCAATGACCCATATCATTTTGTGGCCATGTTTGTTAGCATGCTTTTTAAACAAATCATGCACATCTTTTTTTATCCAGACAGCTTTAAGTTGTTCACTAGTCATTTATTCTCCTTAATTCTTAATGACTTGCCCCTTGATATTTTTGCATCTTTAGCAGGCACAATTTTCTCAGGTTGAGCTTTATATTTAATTGTTGGCCATTTTATACTAAAACTATCTATTACAGCATTTTCCTTACTTTTCATCTGTTCTTTAATTAAAGTCTCTGATTCATCTATCTCTTCAGTCAACCTTTTGATCTCTTCTTTGTTGTTTTGTATGCGAACTACATGTTTTAATAAATCTTTCTTTAACTCAACAATACCATCTTCTCCAACAGGATAAACTATGTTAGCATCTGCGCTTGTAACAGGTGGATAATAATCTTTCTCTTTAACTCTTCTATCAAAGTCTAAGACCCATTTTGCTAATCGATTATTAAACTCTTGTTTGCGTTCATATAAATAAATACGAAAGTCAGTACTTTGCCATAAAACAATAACTGCAGCCCAATTATAATTACCGCACTCCATTAAAGCTTTGGCTTGTAATACACCTCTTTCATCTTCAATTTCATCTCTACCATAATCTCTAGTGCATTTACATTCAATAACTCCCCATCCATCCAAAGTTATATCTTCTTGTTCAGGCAACAATAACCAATTATGTGATTTATGTGTAAAGCTTAAATTTTCAGCATAACCAAGGCCATCTAACGAGCCCCAGATAGGTAAATCATCGTGTTTTATAGGTTCTTCTATATCTACTTCAACAGATTTTAATCCAAGCATTCTACCTGCTTCTTTTATAAGCTCAGGCTCAAGTACATCACCCATTCTTTGGGTAATTGTTTGCTCCCATTGTTCTGGCTGTTCACCATTGTGTGCTTTTATTGCTTGATCTAATAGTTCATTTTGAGTTTGCCAATGTGAAACACCAGCAATAACACAAAGCGTACTACATGTAGCAATATCGTATGGGGTTTTTTTACCTACCATTCTTCACCATGATCTTGTTCATACATTCTTACTAATTCCTCAAAAGTATGCGGAGATTCCGTTTTCTTAACTGATCCATCGTTATAATGTACTTCTCTTGAATCATCATTGTAAGTACATTCGTAATAACCATCACCATAACGTGTTTCAACATAATGTTGTTTTATGACCTTTGACCACTTTTCAATCTTACGTTTAAGACTTTGTAATGCTACCATTTGAGTATATTCAGTCATAACTAACTTGATAACTTATTAGGTGCAGTTTCACCTATTGGATATTCTCTAATATGAGAGGTCATATTACGTTCATAATCTCTCTCAACTCTAGCTACAGCTTCAGCACGTGTACGATAGCGAGCTGTTTTTATAAGCTCGCCATGTCTTCCCATTTGTGGGACATAAGTGTAAATGTAATACATACTCATTATGCTACCTTCCTTTTATTTATTTTTTTATAAGTTCCATTAGTAAATGGATTAAAGTTTTTGGGATTGCCTTCTTTGTCTAAAATATAATCGCCCACAACAGCCAAACCTGCACAACTGTTGAGCTTATATATTTTGTCATTCTTTATTGATTGGCAAACACCTTTTAATTGGTCGTGTAAACATGAAGTATTTGTTCCCGCCCACTCATATTCAGATTTCAAAACAAGCCAGTGAGATACTGTTCCATGACCAAAAGCACCAGTGTCTGAGTAGCAACTATCCCAATGAACCATCTCTTTGTTTGAGTCTAATAATTTAATAGCTAACTTATTAATAGTTTTATTCATATTTTTTTCCTCCTCAAAATAAAAATATAATTAATACTGTTCTATTAGACCATGTTTTTATATAGAAGTAAACAGTTTTAGATATATAAATGTTTGTATATAAAAGGTAAAATAGATGTGAGGCTGATACCCACTTATATTCTTCTCCCTGGAATTAAGTAACCCTCCTTACTTATCAGCCTCATCTAATAAAGGAATTCTTCTAGGATAACTACTTAAAGCTTTAAGGGCTTCATCCAAACTTTCACGTTCAATCCCCTCTGTAAGGTGTTTGTCATAGAAGACGTAATAGTTCTGATTGGACGAATTGGCTCTGAAAATGATTCTTTTGCTAGGTAAAAAAACAAAAGCAATAATATCATAATGGTATTCTTTATGTGAGTCAGCTTTGCTTCTGTGACTCTCACACGCGAAAGTATACTTATTTTGTTGTTCACTTCTATTCCTAGCTTTGACCTGTACTTTGTACAATGAATTATTGCCAAATTCAACAATGAGATCAGCAGGATGACCTTCGCAGGTTTTATAACAGAATAAGGCGTGTTCTAAAAGAAATGATTGTACAATGGATTCGCCTAGTTGGCCTAATCTTTTTGCTGTGTTTTCTTGTTCGTGTGATTTTTTTGGCATTTGGTTAGTTGGTCCGCATTAAATAACGCTCTCCTTCCTACCTGTTTAGCATATTTAGAATCAAGCAATTCTTCTGCTGCGCATTCCCATTCACCTAGCTCCATGTAAGCTCTAGTTTTGCGAAAACTCATGAATGTATTTATTCCCATATTAAATACCAAATCAATACATACGTATTGCGCATCTAATGGAAAAGATCGCCATATCTCCCATTTTTTATCGAGAGTATTAATAACTCGTTGTATATCATTTCGAAGAAGGAATAGCGCTTCTTCTTCTGTGATACCCACCCCATTAGTATCAATGTTACGTCCTACTCCTAAAGTAGTAAAGCCGGCTGGACATAAGTAAGAGTGAAGCACCATTCCCTCAAACTCTATAAGTCTTTTTTGAATTAAATCTCGATCAAAATGTTTATCTTCTCTTGGCATATCAGCGTACATTATTTTAATTGTAGTGGTTTATAAACAAAGTAAGTTGCAAGTAGTCCAGATGCTATCGCTGTTAATGCAGCTTCGCCAAATACACCAGCAAAGTGAGATGGGTGAATCATTAGATCAC